AAAAAAATTTCCCAGAATACTCAGGGACCCCAGAGTTGTCTTAAAGTTTCCCCCCAGAGTCGTCTCTATATTATACCACACTTCCAAATAATTCCACATAAAAAAAATCCCCCAGGTATCCAAGGACCCCAGAGGTTGATTTAAAGTAATCCCTTTAAGTATCTCTACCGCTCCCTTACAAACTGCACAAGGCTATTTAGTACCACAGAAAACCCCCTTATTACTCAAAGAGACTTAGAGATGTCTTATCAACCTCAACAAGGCTATTCTACACACAATCCAGTATATTGTCAAGTCCAGTGCCGGAGGCACAACGAGCGAAGCGAGTTACTGTAAGATGTGTTATAATGCTTTGAAACGTGAAGTCTCTCTCCCTATGCCTGTCTCTAAGATCATTCAGCAACCAGCAGAGGAAATCAGCACACTCACTGAGAGCTTCGATATGGTCTATATGGACCCTCCGTTTGGTTTGATGAGGGATTTCACCATGGTAGAGGAAGACGGCACTCAGAAGGGCTTCCAGGACCAGTGGAACAGCTTTGAGGAGTACATCGAGTGGTATGCAGATATCATCCAGTCTGCTTGGTCTAAAATGAATAAGAATAGCTGGATGTACTTGCATAATAACTTCGAAGGTAATGCACTTGTACTTGCTGAACTACCCAAAGAGATTCGTCGGTGTTATTACACGAATATCTCTTGGAAGCGTTCAGGTCCTAAGAATAATATCAAGAATGGTTGGGGTAATATCGTAGATTCCATTATGGTACTCCGTAAAGGTTCCCCTTACTTTGAGGTTGAGTATACTGACTTAGATGCTAAGTATGAAAAGAATTCCTTTAAGAATAAGGACTCTAAAGGTTTCTATGCTCTCGCTAAGGTCTCTGGAGAGAAGAGTCGCCCTTGTCGCCGCTTTGAGTATAAAGGGTACAATCCAGTATATGGTTTCCGTATCAGTGAGGAGATGCTCGCAGGGCTGGATGCAGACGGGAGGATACACTTTGGTAGCAATAACTTATATAAGAAGATCTACTTGGATGAGAGTAAGGGAGTACCCGTTCAGAACCTCTGGGATGATGTATACTTTATATCTCGTTCAGAAGCTAATAAGAGGAAGTATCCCACACAGAAGCCTTTGAAGTTATTAGAGAGAATCATCAAGTCTTCTTGCCCTACAGATGGTTGGGTCTTAGATCCTTTCTGTGGATCAGGTACTACAGCTATTGCCGCGTACTCTTTAGGAAGAAATTGCGTTACCATGGACATTAACCCAGATAGTATTAGATTAGCTACGGAGGGCGTAGAAGAGCTTAACAGTCAGGGGACGCTCACCAGTTTCTTTGAGTAATAAGAAATAACACATAGACGCTCTCAGACGCTTGGTGTTCCACGAGGGGAGTATTCCATATGAGACTGATTGTAGAGGTCTTACAGAGGCATATAGAGGGGTCTTAGAGTCTTATACGGTACATTGGGTGCTTAGAGGTCTTCTTTTTTTGGTGGCGAACCCTTTTTAGTACCCTAGGGGCTACGCCCACCCTTTTGCTAAGTGTCCTATATAAAGTACAACTGAATAGATTAACGTTATGGACAGAGACCAACGATTTGTAGTCGAACTACAAGAAGACGTTGCCTCTGGTGAACTGGTCCTTCCGGTTCCACAAATAATCTTAAATGAGATGGGTTGGTACGAAGGAACTGAGCTAGAGTGGACCGTCGAAGGGGATGAGCTAATTCTACGTGAGATTGAAAAATGATCTATGAATCCCTATACCACATTTATGTGAACGATAAGTGTGTGAAGCACAATTTACAGGAAAGTGAATTTCGAAAGGAAATCCAATTTATCCGGGCATTCCTTGAGTTGACGGATCTTGATAATGGTGCTATTGTGGATTATGTTCGATGCGACCCACCTCAAGAATCTCTTGCTGATGGGTCCTATTGAACGACTAAACTAGTTTGAATTGAAACGTTTCATTATTACTAACTGTTATGGCTAAAGGATTTACTGTAAAGGCTAAGGAACCCCCCAAGGGTCAAGAAGCTGCGGCTGCTGTTGAATGGGATTATGAAAAGGCAAAAGAAATGCTCCGAGGTAAGAGCATTGTATTCTGTCTCCCAGGTCGTGGCGTTAGCTACATCTATTTGAAGAACTTTGTTCAAATGTGTTTTGACTTAGTTCAAATGGGAGCATCTATTCAGATCTCTCAGGACTACAGCTCAATGGTAAACTTCGCACGTTGTAAGTGCCTAGGCGCTAACGTACTACGTGGACCCGACCAGATTCCCTGGGATGGTCGCTTGAAGTATGACTATCAGCTTTGGATTGACTCAGACATCATCTTCAATACTGAGAAGCTCCTACAACTTGTTCTTATGGATAAGGACATTGCTACTGGTTGGTATTGTACAGAAGACGGTCGTACTACTTCCGTTGCTCATTGGTTAGAAGAAGATGACTTCGCCAAGAATGGCGGTGTTATGAACCACGAAATGGTTGAAGGAATCTCCAAGCGTAAGAAGCCTTTCACCGTTGACTATGCTGGTTTTGGTTGGATCCTAATCAAGAACGGTGTATTCGAGAACCCCGAGATGAAGTACCCCTGGTTCGCTCCTAAGATGCAAGTCTTTGATTCAGGCAAAGTACAGGATATGTGTGGAGAAGACGTCAGCTTCTGCTTAGACGCTATCGCCGCTGGTTATGAGATCTGGTGTGATCCCCGCATCCGTGTTGGACACGAAAAGACCAGAGTTATCTGATCCGCCCCCAAAGGTGGTATAATACAGGGAGCCGAAAGGCTCCTTTTTTTATTCGTTTGAAATCTACCCCATTCACCCCTTGACTATGGAACAGGTATACGATATAATTATTGAAGGACAGACGGTTCACAAGGGCGTCTCGCAAGAGGTCTTCTTTGATGTGATGTCTGATCTCTCAAATGCTTACTATAAGATGGGCTTTCCAGACCCATCAACCATTTCACACACTACTTACATAAAGGAATCCTAATTATGCTCGGAAAGACACAGGTAAAAAACGAAACCCCTGGTAAGAAGACCCGTCAGGTCGTTCCAACCGCACGAAGCTCTCTGCAACGAGCCGGAATGTGAAGAAAAGGCGGTATCGTGGGCAAGGACGCGGCTGATTCGCATCTTTTTTTTCAAAACTAACCCTTTTGGGACCCTAGGGCTTCGCCCCAACTAAATAATTATGGTTCCAAAGGGACTTTAGACTGACTAATGGGATAGGAACCCCTTAAAAAGTTCTAAAATGTACTTATTTTGGACAAAACTTATGGGAAGACCAGTAGATCGCGTTGCCGGTGTCGTTTTAGTAACAGATTATGGCGCTTTAGACCGCGCTTTGAGGCAAAGAGACCGCCAAGCAGCCGAAAAAGCCGCCACTGAAGCTAAAACCGAAGAATGAAGTGAAAGGATCCCTTGTTTAGGGGTCCTTTTTTTATGGGTTCATAAATAAATATAAATATCCCGACTGAAATGGCGGAAATCTCACGTATTTCTAGAGCATTCAAAGATATTAGTCTCTCCTTCCAACCACATCCGGTTACGGGAGACCTTCCGGTGCTAAAAAATGAGCGAGCTATTATGCGCTCAGTAAGAAACATCGTAGAAACGATTCCTGGAGAGAAGTTTTTCAATCCAGATTTTGGTTCTGACGTCAGAAGCCAGCTTTTTGAGCTAGTTGACTTCGGTACTGCCGAAAACGTACGTATCCAAATCGTAGAATCCATTTCAGCTTACGAGCCGAGAGTCAATGACTTGAAAGTATTCGTACAACCAAGACCAGATACCAACGAATTTGAGGTTGTGGTCAATTACAACATTATCGGACAGTCGTTTCCAACACAAACGTATACATTCATCTTAGAGGCTACTAGGTAATGGCTTTTACTAAGTTTACCAATCTAGATTACGATCAAATCAGAGCATCTGTAAAAGATTATCTTGGAGCCAATTCAGATTTTACTGGATTTGACTTTGAGGGGTCTAACTTCTCTGTACTAGTTGATACTTTGGCTTACAATGCCTACATCAACTCAGTCAACGCCAATATGATTGTGAATGAGTCTTTCCTAGATTCAGCCACTCTAAGAAGGAATGTTGTATCATTAGCAGGCAACATTGGTTACTTACCAATGTCTACAAGAGCTGCGGTTGCAAAGGTTACTTTCACTGTATCGACCACAGTTGATACCCCCACTCTAACCTTGAAAGCCGGGTTGGTAGCAGTGGGTGCGGCGGACGATACAGACTTCCTATTCTCAGTCCCGAACGACATTACAACTACGGTAGAGGATGGTGTAGCTGTCTTCGGTACAGTAGAAGAACCTATTGAGATCTTCCAGGGAACTTACCTACAGAAAGCATTTGCATATGATGGATCTCTCGATCAGAGATTCATTCTAAGCAATAATAAGATCGACTATACAACTCTAAGAATATTCATCCAAGACCAGAACGAGCAAGGTCGTGGAAATATGTGGAACCGTTCCGATAATATCATCGGAATCAAAGACGATAGCGAAATCTTCTATCTCAGCGAAGTTGATAATGAGTACTATGAGCTTATTTTCGGCGATGGTATCTTCGGTAAGAAGCTACAGCAAGGGCAGACTGTAAACAGTTCATATATCGTCACTGACGGCAAGGACGGCAATGGTCCTTCTAGGTTCTCTTTCACAGGTTCTATTGCGTCAGCAAATGGCGTCATCATTACCTCTAGCACACCCGTCGTTATAACCACTCTAGAAGCCTCTAGAAACGGCACAAACATTGAGACCATACAATCTGTAAAGTACTACGCTCCCAAGCAGTACGCAGCCCAATACAGAGCTGTGACGGCACGTGACTCCGAAGCCATCATCAAAGAAG